CATTGGGTTATCTGGAGATACATCGCCACCGTTGGTGTTGTTATCACCTAACGTTAGCTTCATCCGTTGATATAAGACTCCTCCTATATCATCAGCGGCAACCTCTGCTCCTGTACCAGGAGTATACCCAACGTTATCCGCCATGATTAAGCAATCCGAATAATAGCGTTGCTTGCGTCAGCCGTTGGGAAAATAATAGTAAACGTACCAGCTGTTGAAGTCTTAGCACCACCGAAGTCTAATACGCAAACGGTTGGGTTTGTGAGACCTAAACCTGATGTTGGGGTGGTGTTATAAATCAATGCGCCATATGCAGTAATGGTTGCGGACGTAAACGATAAATCAGCAAAGTCGGTAAACGCAGTCGTTCCAGAAGTAGTTGGGGTTACGTTGGTTAAAGTACCACCGCCAGCAGAATACGTACCAGAGTTTGGAACCTCGTTAGTAAGTGTATAAGCAGTGGTGGCAGCCGTAAAGGACGCTGAATTATCGTATAGCGCTAGTTTAAAAATATCGCCAGTCGATGCCGTAAAGTCGTGAGCAGCTTGCAAAATTTGTTGCTTAAAGCTGGTACACATGAAGTTACCTGTAAACGCCATGATTTACTCCTCTAAAAGTTTAATTAGTTCAGGATGACCAGCTTCCCGTAGCTTATGAGCTAGTGTTACACGATCAAATTTTACCGCTTCATTCATGTAAAAGACTAGGATTTCCCGAATATGATTTCTAAAAGCAATCGCCTGCTCCCGAACCAAAGGATGAGACTGATCCCCTACCTGAATAATTCTATCTAATGCCCGTTCAGCAACCTCTTCGGGGGTAAATCCACCAAAGTTTTTAGTTGCTACTTGAATCCCGCTAGACTCGCCTAGCCCTTGTACGCTAATCATTTGACTGGATACCTCACTTGTCCACTTCTGTAGGCATCTTGACGTTCTTTCGCATCGCCTAATTGTTTCAGATCTGCCATAGCTGCGTCATATGTTGTTTTATACAAAGTAACCGCATCAGCGTCTGACTTCATAAAGTTAGCGGCTTCTATAAGAGCGCCATATAACAATACCGAATCAAAGTTATCTCCAAGCCAGGAAGTTCCTGCGGTAACAATAGACGCTGGGTAGTAGAAATAATGAAGTTCTACAGCGTAATTGGCGTCTGGAGTAGGTCCTAATATAAAGGTGTTATCGTCAAAAATAGCGTAATACTGAGGCTCTGCATAGAAAGCTGCATCCGTATCTGGGTAGGATTCACGGATAAAGTTAACATCTTTGTTAAGTAGGTAGTGGTACTCATTCGCCGCATTAATCACCGCAAGACTAAATGTAGCCAGCCAATCAGACGGGGTTGCTAAATACTTATTACCGCTGCTTGTAGATCCTGTAACGTTCTTACGGAAAGCAGGCATCTGCACCGTGTTATAGATGCGTTGCTCGGCAAGCTGTACAAACCTAGCAATCTGGTCAGCAGACGTAAAAGAGCCTACTGTTGCTGGGAAATCATTCTCAGCAAACCCTTTAATTGCAGATGTTAACTGCGTGTAATTCATGCCATTGGGCCTCTAGAGGTAAAACCTTTAGTTGCAGCGCCAGATCCACGTTGTTTGATACCCGTAGTCTTTACATCATCACGATTTGGATCGCCCATGCTGACACGGGGGGATGGTTGTCCACCTGGGGTCATCTGTTTAGAAGACAAAGTATTTGGATCAGGTGGACGGCTTACTGCCATCATAGCGTCTTTAGCATTCATAGCCTTACCTTTCATAGTATGTGGCTCGGCATAAACATCGGCTGAACCGACTTCTTTGCCCATAACTTTTTTAGAGAACTTAGCCATTATCGACCTCTTCCTGCGCTTTTACGCATCATGCCTTGGTTTTTAACCTTAGCTAGGTTACGACCCATTTTCTTCATATCCATTTGGTTTTTACCACCCATCTTAGGTCTAGCCTTTTCGATTGGGGCAGTAGGTCCACTATCGCCTAAATTTTTACCTTCGGTCTTGCCTTTTTTAGCAATCCCATCTGCGTCTTTCTTAAACATTTTCAACTCCTTATGTTGTTGTTACCGTTACACTTCCTACCAAACAGCTTGGGGCAAGATCATTAGGAGTTAGTCCGTCATCTCTAGCACCGCCAACAGGGTTCCAGCCCCATTGAAATATTCTACTACCACCCTCTGGATAACCAACACCTTGCAATGTATTATCGTTACTTCCGTTGATCTGCAAACCGCTTGTTCCAGATACTGTGTAGCTTATATCAGGTCTAGGATTTCGTACAGCCTGTGGGTCATCTACTGGGTATAAACCTAATGACAACTGGGGCTGATCTGGATCCCAACAACTAGGGCAGACCTTAATATTTTTTATTTGCTGCTTTACAACTAATTTTTTAAGTTCTTTTAGCTTATACCGTTGACCACAACGATCACATTCCGCAATTGAGAACTTACCACTACTATATTTATTAGGCATAGAAAGTCGTCCTAGGCACAAACCTAGAAGCGGCTTTCTCTCTGTCCTCCGTAGAAGCCATGAGCCACTGCTCCTCGTATTCTGCCTTTAAAAATTGTAACCGTGCCTGCCCATCTGGTAATTTTTGAGCCATATAAAAAGCCAATCCAGCTACCATACAGGGTAATAAACGGAAAGGAATATCAGGCTCTACAGTACCATTTGTTCCGGCATCTTGAACTCTACGTAGTCTCCAATATACAAAAGTATATGGACCACCGCCAGCGTCAGGTGTGGGCCAAACATTAATGGATGGAAGGTTCTGTACGCTAATTGCTGCGCCGGTTGTATGGCTTGCGGCAGTAGTACCGTTCTGACCACGGTAGCAGTTTGTTAAAACATTTCCAATAACGTTGGCGTAACTAATGGTTTCGTTATCAATCTTAACAAATCCGCCGATAGGAAGAGCGCTAGCATCGCTAACGGTAATAGATGTAGCGGCGGCATCAATTGTGCCGTTTAAGGTCACAGTGGTTGAATTAGACTGCCCTGACTGGCGGTTAAACCAAACCTGAATTGGGCGTCCAGTAGTCAATTTATTAGGGATTGTAGAGTAGGTAGACTCGGAAATACGGCTAATATTGATGTCAATCTGGTTACTTGTAACGCCATTATTTTGACGAATTACGTGGTCTAAAAGATCAATTGTATTAACAGGGACAGGGTAAATGCCTTGCCCAGTCACCATTGCGATCTGTCCTTGTTCAATAGTCCAAAGGTTAATACCACGATTAGCCCATTCAATAGTAAGCAAATTTAAAGAACGGCGTGCAGTGCGCATATCGTAACCAGTACGAAGCTCTGTACCACAACGCTCAAATGCTTCTTCAATAAGATTATTGAGGTCTAAATTAAATGTGGTTGTACCTGATGTAGACATTACTTAACCTTTCGGTAAGGCTTTACTTTTTGCCTTATTTTTGGCGGTTGTGCTACGAACTGTTTTCCTTGGCGCTTTCCCGTCCGCTTTGCTTTTGTCGTTGCTGCATACTCCTGCGGGCTTAGGGCTTCTATCGCTTTTTTTGGCAAGTATCGCTCTCCGGTTTCGGACGACTTTTTTCCCGACTTGGTCGTCCACTTTTGGTCGCCCCAAGCCTTTAAAGAACGTTGTGATTTTGCCAATCCAGTCATTTATAACCACCGCCAGCCGCCTTATATTTTTTTGCTAATAGTTGTGCTTTCCTAGCAGACCACTGGCCCGCACCCGTACCATGCGTGGCAGACGCTTTAATCTTGTTAAATAAAGCCTTGCGCATACTAGGTTTCGTATAGTTACCAGCTTTATTAACCGTACCGCCCTCTTTGTATTGCGTAAAGTCAGTATCATCTCTGCGAGCTTTTTTCTTGCCGCCGGGCATTTTAGAAGGAGATATGGCACCCATGCCACGCGAAACTCTCATTAGCAGGAACCGCCGCCAGCCATTTTTACCATTTTGCCTTTAGATTTGCCTTTAACGGCACAACCATCAGCCTTGGAAAGTTGACCAACTTTACCGCCGCCAGCCATTTTGTGCATACGCTTCTCATGACCCTTAACGGCTTTAGCTGCTACTTTTGCCATCATGGGTTTGTCTTTTGCAATATCTTCGTGTTTCATAGGTCCACCTTTAACAAATTTTTTGCCTTTATCGGCAGTTAAAAATTCCTGCCCAACGCTAGCAGGTACTCCTACTTTCTTAGCAAACGATGGGTTTTTAGCCACCGCAGCCATAAAATTGTGTTGTTTTTTACTTACGCTTGGCACGACCAATCCATCCTTGAACTGTCTTGGTTTCATAGATACGAATTACTGTCCAAACAATCGTAAATAAAGCCGCTACCGCGGGCAATAAGTCTGTTAGGGTGCCTATCACTGTAACTAAAGATAGCCCATCTACAACGTGTTTAGTGCCTTCGGTTAAATGCTCTTTCATACCATCTTCCCTTTAGTTTTACCACGTATTTCGCAGCCACCACCACGAACAGACCCGCCTTCTTTGCAGTTCCAAGCACGTAATGACTTGTTAATCCGTGAGTCTGGGTCATTAGCTGTTTTAGCTGAAGTTAACTTCTTCTTCATACCCTTCATACGAGCGCAGAAAGAATCACGGCGTGAGCCACCTTCTGGTTGAGGACGCTTGAGTCCAGGCTTGCCAGGATTGGCTGCATTGTACGAAGCACGTCCCTTGGCGTTTAGGCCGCCTTTAGGGTTCTTACCTTCTTTGCGAGTCCATGCTGGGGATGTCATGCTACGTCCTTTTTTAAATCTACTGAACGGATTAATGGGTACAAAAACTCTTCACCAAATGATCCTTCAAACTCAGTAATACCCATGTGACCTAGCTTGATTGTTGGGTCAATCCATACTTCGTATCCATGCTCTCTAGCACGGTCACAGAATGTGTAATCTTCGCCAACGTAGCCGTCAGGCTTAGATTGGAAATCAAATACGGAATAGCAGAACTTATCTGGGTGACCGTTCTCAACCCTATCATCGTGATAACGCCACTCAGGGTGATTATCAATTAGGGTTTGAATAACGTCTCTACGGATCAACATAAACGCTGTGGCAATGCGTTTAGCCTTAACTAGACCATATGAGTTCATATAGATCCCGCCATCAGCGTCTTGCTCTAACGTGGAGATATAGATACTGCCTTTTTTACGGGCAGTTGGAACGCCACCTACAATACCCTTTTTGGGGTCTGTATTCCACGCCATTAGACGGAAAATGTCTTGATGGTTAAAGTTAATGTCTGAATCAATGAACATTAAATCAGTGCAATCTGAAGCCATAAAGTCTTTAACAATCAAATTGCGAACACGGGAAACAACGGAGCATCCAGAGATATTGCAAAGCTGAATATCAACTCCGTGTTTAGGCGCTTCTACGCAAAACTGAGCTAACGAGATAGCCAGCTTTACAGATACCTTAAAGTCGTAAGCGGGAAGACCAATCATGATCTTCCTACCTATTAAATTAAAAGAACCTTGCGCTTGTAGTGGTTCAGTCATTTTTTATCCGTAGTAAATCTGCGCTGAGTCCATACCACTCATATACGCATAAATCCCATTAGCTGCTAATACACCCTCGCCAGGAATAAGCGGAGCGTTTTGGAACTCGTCCGTTGCGTGTGTTTCATAAGTCATTAACCAACGATTGACTCCGCTAACATATAAAGCCGCAGTACTTGTGATTGTGCGTGAGTTAATGTCTGTCAAAGTAAACGAATTTGCATCCACTCTAGTAATAGAATAATTACCGTCCGTTGCGGATACGCCTGTATTTGCGTCAAAGTGGATACCGACTACATCACCTGTAACTAGACCATGAGATGTTTTACTTACGGTTACGGTTGTACCACTTTGTGCATAAGTAACACTAGAAGATACAGGAGCAGAAGTTGTGTCAAATAACACTAAAGTTCCACCGCCACCAAAGAAAGAAACAGCCTTGACACGGTTGCGTCCAAGAACAAAGAAACCACTTTCGTTTAAGTGTCCTTGTTTTACATCATATTGCATACCCATAATTAATCTCCTAAGATGTTGAGTAGACTAGGGTTTTCCCTAGTCCGCCAGATTAATTAGGTTGTCGAGAACGGAGTAGCAACAACACCTGAACCATTTACAGTGCCACGAACCATATAAGCATTAGCAGCAACGGCTACGATTTCAATCCATGTGCCAGCAACGCCACCAGTGGTGCCGCCGTTTAGGTTAATAAAATCAAAGGTATCAGCAGCCAAAGCGTTATACGCTACAAGTGCATCGGAAGAATCGGTATCAACACCCATCAAAGAACCAATGAACAGATCTGTTCCGTTGGTAGCAATTTTTAGTGTGCTAGTAGTAATGGTAGTTGGAACCCAAATGGTGTACAGAACACCTTGATTATTAATCGTATTTGGATCTTGTCCAGGACCAGAAGTTACTGGATTGGTAGATACGTTAATAGCAGGTAAAGTCAATGTGGTTGTGGCTGCTAAAGAACCACCAACGCTAATAATCCGACCGCCATGAGCCTCTGGGCTTAAAGTGGTGCTTGCTGTAATTGCAACAACTGACGCTGGACCTTGCTGATAAAGACCCCCCAATGAACGAATTGGACCTTGGAATGTGGATCGTGCCATGTTAATTCTCCATACAAAGTTAGCTTATTAATCGTGTATGCGTCTGCTGGGGCAGTTTAATAAGCGATTTTCCCAGTTTCAGTAATCTTACTACAAATAAAACAAAAAGGGGAGTTTTTAGCTCCCCTTTTCTAGCACTATTAAGCGCCTTGTGAACCCCACATACCGAGAGGATCAGACCAGCCAAAACTATAACGCTCACGAGACTTGTAACGAACGTTACCAGTATCAAAGTCACCGTCCATACTGTTGCTCAAAGGAGTACGAACGAAATGCTTCATACCGTTTGGAACATCGGTGCAAATGAAGTAAGCATTTGGATCGGTCAAGAAGTGGTTAATTGCGTAACCATCTGGAATCGAACCGTTGTTTACTAAAGCGTTGATATCGTTGTCAGTTGTACCAACACGCAATTGAGTTTCGAGCAAACGAGTTGCTACGAACTGTAGTGCGGGTGGAACAATTAACTTCTTAGGTTTAGCAGCGATCAGCAAGCTACGCTCGTCTGTCCAAGCAGCGATCTGAATAACGGCGGCTTCCAAAGAAGTCTCGTTTAAGTCAGCAGCTGTAGACTGAGTATTGCTGTTAGTACCGCCAGAAACCAATGGGTGTGCTGTTGAGAACAAAGGTACACCGTCACCACCGTAATATTGGGCAGAGTTAGTGAAGCCGTTGTTCAACACAGCAGCAGCTTTAACCTGCTTGGTGTACGACATAGCACGAGCCAAAGCCTTGGTATAACGAGCCGAGAGGCTGTCATACAAGTTGTCCTCGATTGCCTCTTCCGTTAGGGAGAAGCCGAGAGCGATGGTTTCGTGGTTATAGCGTGCTGTGAATGCTTCTTGTGCATTGTCATAAGCGATGGCAGAGCCTTCGTTTTTGACTGGTGCGGCGCTGAAGCCTGACAGTTTGGTTTCTTCTTCAAAAGAACGCTCAGAGGTCTCAGTTTCGTAGATCTCTTTGTGCTCTTCACCGTATCGAGCATACTCAAGACCGAACAATGCGTTCAAGCCAGGGAGCAACTCTTTCAGTAGTTGTGCGCGTGAAATAGCCATTTATATGCTCCTTAAGCAGCAGTTGCTACAGCAGCGGAGCTGTAGTATGTGTGAACGCCCATATTCCATTTGACGATCACTTCGGTGAATGAACCAGATGCGTTAACTGTCTCTGGAACGCCAGCAATCACACGGAAAGGCAATGTGGTTGCGGAGCCAGTAGTAGCTGAAACACCCTCTTTTGAGTCACCAGTAACGGTAGAACCAGCAGTAACCAAAATAGCAACGTTGTTGCCAATATCGGTCTGGGTCATACCACCAATGGTTGAAGCTCCTGACAACACTGCTACCTTGAAATAGGTATCAGGATCATCGGCAACGAAACCAACAATATCACTAGCCACTGTAGAAGCTGGGTAGTATTGTTGTTGCAATAGTTGCTTGGTAGTTGGGTTTGTGAACTGACAACCCATGAAAATACCAACTGCATCGGTCGCAGAATCTGTGGTGGAAACACGGCTCAAAGTACCGCCTGTATTCAAACGCACAACATCACCAACGAAGATGGATGTGCCTGAACCAGAAGCGATAGGAATGTGACGAATTTGACCAGCAAATACCTGACCACCAATCAAATTGATCGGCTGGAACCCATAAGGTCCGTCTACGGTAGGATAAGCCATTTAAAACTCCTAATTAAGTTTAGTTGCCTTTACCAAAACTTGTCGAAGATTTCCGTTCTTTAAATAACGGCATCCGCGGGTCGCTTTGGCGCATGAGATTGTTATCTACAGCCTCAGTTTGGGACTCACTTTGTTTAACGTAATGTGCATTACGCTGAGCAACAAGTTCCTCTGGGGTTTTGCAAAGTAACAATCCGCCGATCTCAATATTGTCCTTAAAGCGACTATTGGGATCAACTAACAGTTTTAATTTTGGTTGTTCTTCGATACCTACTGGCTCCCAGCCTTCGCGCAATTTAGCGGATAAGTTGCGTGGGTCAGCAGCATTTAAAGTCGAAGTACGAATCCAGCGATAAGCATAACCAGCCTGTTTGTCGGGCTCTGGGAGCAACTCTGCGGGCATCCACTGTTTAGGACGCTCTGTTGTTGCGCGGTTTTGAAGCTCACGCGATAATCTGTTTTCAGCCATTTTGGGCCTCCAATTTAGTAAGTTCACGGGCGTATTGCTCTGGTGTTAGTCCAAGTTTCTTGGCAAGCTGGACTTGCGTACCACTTAACCTAATCTTCTTAGGCGACGTGCTACGTGTTGCAGGCGCTACAACCGTGCTGGCTTTAGGACGATTAGTTTTTTGTGGCTCATCTTCCCTAACCTCAGACTCCTCAAAATTTTCTGGGAATCTCCGACGCATTGTTTTGTCAATAGTGTCGTAATACTCGTTAGTAGTAGCATAAGACATACCGTTTTCTTTAACTAGTTTTTCATGTAACCCGAGGGCCAAACTAGTCATTTCTTCGTCTTGCCCGAACCAGCTATTGCGCTCTTGCCACGCCTTTGCTTTAAGATCCGGTACATACTTAGGCTGCTCTTGTGCTAGTTGTACATCATTTTCTTGATTTTGTAAAGCTTCATTGTCAGATTTGTAGAATTTTATCTGCTCGGCTTTTAGCTTCGCGCTTGTCATTCTCTCTTGAGCTTCGATGATCTTGTCTGCATCGCCTGACTCATAAGCTTCACGATAGTCGCGTTTTGCCAAGGCAAGCTCGCCTTCAGCCGCTTCTTTTGCTGCATTAGCAAATACTTCCTGCCCAGAATAAACCTTAGCTTTTAGAGTCTTATTCTCCTCCATCAACTTTTTGGCAATAGCTAACGCTTCTTGCTGCTCGCGATAAGCAGCCTCTTTAGCACGACGTTCATCATGCCAAACCTTCTTTAACTGCTTAAACTTCTCTTTAGTTTCGCCTTCATACTGGTCCAACTCATCTTTATCCAGCATCTCGGTTACTTCTTTAGGTAGTGGTTGACGACCACGATCCGCCGGTGGGGTATCGTCCTCAACCTCAATCTCCGGCTCAGCCTCTTTTACCGCTTCTTCTAGGGGTTTACCCTTAGCTTCTGCCTCATCCGGAAATTCAAAATCTATCATTTCTTGTTTACTTTCAGCCATTTACGACTCCTTTAGATAAATTTACGAGTGATTCCCCGAGGATCTTGGACTACAGCCTCTACAGAATCATCGTTAATGATGCGGAACTCACGCCCGTGAATAACCAGTCTTGTCCCGGCGTTTGGTCGCACTAGAATAAAATCGCCTGTTTTACACCAAGGCCCATTAGGGAACCGAGTTTTGTCCTGATAGCAGTCCGAACCTAACTTAACTACAAATAACACCGTGGTTAAGAGCTCATCATGCCGAACAGTCTCGTCCGATTTTAAGATCCCACTATCATACTTATCCTCTACTTCTGGAATAGCGCACAAAATGCGGTATCCCATCGGTTCAGGTAGTTGACTAGCTTTTTCTTCGTTAGTTGCTTCAAAATTTACTGCACCTACTATCTGCGGTTTATCGGGGTTTGTGCCGATAAGGATTTCACTCATCTGAGTTCTCCATTCTATCTTTGAGGTCTAATATGTACCCTTTTGCAATGAGCAGACCCCGGATCTCACCACAAATTCTTTGATACTCAATATGATCTAAGCTACCAACTACAACTTTGTCTTTTAGCTGGTTTGCTTTCTCATCTATCTGCTTTACTAGAAGTTCTAGTTCTGTCATTAATCACCTTTTGTCGGTTTATTTGCCTGCTCTTTGGATCTGGCTATCTCAATCCCAAGCTTTGTGCCTTCGAGTTCTTCTGTGAAGTCTTGTGCATCTTTGTCTTTAGCCATCTTTACACCTAACTTAGTACCTTCAATCTCTTCATTAGAGGCAATGCGTAGCTCCTCAATGTCAAGTTGACGATTCTTCAACTGCGCATCAGTCTGGTCCTTTAGCGTCTTACGTTGTACTTCTTGACCCTTCAATGCAAGCTCTTGTTGCTGCATCTGAATGATCGGATCTTGCGCTTGCTGTGCTGCTTGTGCCTGCGCCATTTGTTGCTGGTTCATCGTTAACAACTGAACTCCTGCTTGTGCAACCAAACGAGAGATCTGTACCTCGTACTCTTCAGGAATAACTTCTCTGTCTTTGTCAGGAGTTTCTTCACTGTATGGGAGTGGTGCGCCAAGTTGTTGCTCAATCTGTTGACGATACTTAAATGCAAAGTGCTCTGCCATATGAGCTTGCATCTGGGCAATAATTGCCTGCCCCGCTGGGTTTTGCTCTAGCATCTTCTGTGTCATCGGATCTTGGATAAACGACGAGTGCGAAGTTATATGCGCATCTTGATCTTGATAGATGAACGCCTTTAGCGGCTTGCCACGGATCGCATCCATGTTCTCCGTAACTGGATCCGCTGGCTTTTGATCTTCTTGCATCGGAATAAGTTTTGCCGCATTCTTGATCCCCAATACTTCGAGCATTTGTCGATGTAGTAAGGGTAAGTTATAGAGTTGTGGAGCCTGCTGCGCCAATTGTAAGACTGCTTGATACTGCACAATCTTTTGCGCCATCGTTGCCGCATTTGGGTCCGAGACAGGAATAACTTCCACGTTGTCGTAGTCAGCCTTCTTCGCTCTTGGCGATCCCTCCACGGGTTCATAGCTATATTCCTCTGGTGTGTAGTCAGCAATAATGCCCTTGAGAAGCTTGAACTCTTGCTTCATCGAATAGTGAATGCGAGCCTGAATAGCAGACATCACCTTCAACGTTCTCTCTAGAATTGCTAGCGTTGTACCAACTGGAGACTGAGCGCTCATGTCGCTTATCTTCATATCGCCAGCCGAAGCAAAGCGACGCCCCTCTTCGATGATGGTACCTAAGAGACCAGCAAGAACTTGACTTGGCTCCTTATAAGGGAGCGTCATGATGTTATCTTTGATAACGCCGGACG